CTGTGGCACAGCTTCTGTACTACAGCGGGCAGGACGTAGGGATCACTGCTGCGCCGGTAGACGACTCCGGCGAACCCATCTCCGGCGGCTCTGTGACGGTCTCTGTGACTGTCACAGACCCGTCCGGGGCCGTGACTACCCCAACCGTCACGCAGACCGTCAGCGGGGCCTACGGCGCCGTTGTAGAGGCTGTGTCGGAGGGTATCTGGCTGTACCGGTTCGACGCCTCGGGCACGAACGGCAACAGCAACGCGGTTTCGTGGGTCAGCGAGTCCCAATTCCAGGTCCGCCCGGCGGGTCTGGAACAGCTTATCGACCTGCCCTCTGTGAAGTCGTATCTCCGCATTCCGGTGACCGACACTTCGAATGACGACGCGCTGCAAGGCTTCATCCTGGCCAGCGCTGAGATCGCGCGGGACTACTGCGGCCCGTTCGTCCCTGAGCAGCACACGCAGTATTTCGACGGTGGCCACACGACGATTACGCCGGACTGGCTGCCGCTGATCTCGATCCAGAGCTGTACCGAGTATTACGGTCTGTCAACGTTCGTCATCACTGAGCAACCGCTCGGTTTCCAGATGAACGCGTTCAACTTCACTGCGGACTACACGACAGGGGAGATCACGCGCCGAACCTTCGGTGGCGAGGCTGCCTATTGGGCGCGCGGTGTGAAGAACGTGAAACTGGTCTACACGACGGGCCGACAGACCGACGTCCCGTTCTCCGTCCGCCTCGGCACGCTTGAGATCGTCCGCCACCTCTTCCAGCTCACTCAGCTTTCGGGGCGTACGCGCTTCGGCGGCTCGGCGCTGGACGGTACCGACTCTCCGCCGGTTCCCAGCGGCTTCGCCGTTCCGCAGCGCGTGTTGGAGCTGTGGGCGCCGCATCGTCGAGCTCCGGGGTTCGCGTAATGACTGATCTTGTTGACGTTTCGCCGATTCCGCCCTCCACTGCGCCGGACGCCCGACAGTGGCTGTTTGAACAGTGCCAGGGCCTGATCAAGTCCGACGCGTCGGATCCCCAGCTCTCGCTGCTGGTGTGTCTCGACGCCCCGGGCCCGTACCAGGCTGATGACATCGTGTCCATCGGCGACATCTCGTTGCAGTACGAACCGGGCTCTTTCATGGGCTCCGGTGGCGCTGGCTGGTTGCGCGAGCGGTACATCATCAAAGTTGACGTGGACGTATTCCGGGGCGGCGACAACGCCTCGCTTACGTTCGCCCGCGCGCAGTTCCTTGCCGACTACGTTGCCGCTATCTGCCGCGCTGACCTGACGATGGGCGGGAACATCATCACCGCTACGCCCCACTCCGTGGACATTGAGTCGGAGTGGGATGACCAGCATCTCGGCCGCCACAGCGTGGCCAAACTTGAAATCTCCTGCTACGCGATGCGATAGGACGCCATGGCCAGGTACACGTTCAACGGCGACGCCGCCGAATACTTCCCCACCAGCGGGATTTTCGCCCACCGGGGCGACACGTACGAGTGGGGCGACATCGTTCCGCCTGCTAACCGTGGGTGGGTGCCCGAGGGTGGGTCCGTCTCACGTGAGACGCAAGTCGCCGCGCCCGTTGCTGCCGCGCCTTCCCCTGCCGAGGCTGCCGCCGTTTCCGCCGCTGACCAGGTGAAGGCTGCCGAAGCCTACCTTGAAGCCAACCCCGCGCTTGCCGCGAAGATCCTGAACGAGGTGAAGAATGCCTAAGGCTTCAGCCCTACGGGTAATGGGTCTGGGCCGTGAGAAGACCACTGCGGGTGTGTACACCGTCCCCGCTGTGTCGATTCCGGTCACTACCCTGACTGTGAAGGACACCGTCACTCAGCTGGTCGATAAGGGCTGGCGCGGGTCGATGGTGGACTCTTACGACGCTCAGGCTGGTGTGATCACCGGCTCCGTTGACTTTGACGGTGACGTGTTCGTGGACTCGATCGGTTACGTTCTCGCCGGGTTCTTCGGCGACATCACGGAGTCTGGCACGACCCCCGCGATCTCGCACAAGTTCGCGGTTCAGAACGGCTCCGCCACCAGCGGGCAGCCCATCTCTACGTCGATCACTGACAACTACGTCGCGGGCATCCGTGGCTACTCCGGCGCGCAGTATTCGGAGCTGGACTTCAAGTGGTCCGCCGACACGCTGCTGACGTACAGTGCCAAGACGCTGAGCTTCGGTTCCGCTGTGGAGTCCACGTGGGTTCCGTCGTTCACGACCCTTGAGGCGGTTCCCGGCTGGCTGGGCACTGCGAAGATCGGCGGAACGCTCGTCGCTGAGATGACTGACGTCGAGATCAATATCAAGCGGACTGTGACGCCGGTCAAGCCGGTGAACAACACCCAGATTCCGCTGGTGAACTGGTGCGGCCCGATGACTGTCGAGGGCAAGGCGACTCTGGTCATGGAGGATGACACCTACCTGACCGACTACCTGAACGCGACCAAGACGTCTCTTGAGTTCGACTTCGCGCAGGGGACTAGCTCGCTGGACTTCAAGATGTCGAAGGTGAGCCTCACGGCGGCCGACATCACCACCGGTAAGGACTACATCGAGATTCCGATCTCGTTCAAGGCGTACGGCAACGCCACTGACATCGGCGGCAGCGCGGGCTATGGCCTGATCACCGCCACTCTTATCAACGCTATTGCGACGGGAACTTACTAAACTCATGAAGCGGGTCAATCTTCCCAGCGGCGCGCACGCTGACCTTCGCCATGTGACCGACATTACCGAGCGGCACCGCCGCCCCCTCAAGAAGCTTCAGACGGAGCTTCTGGGCATGGCGGACTTCGCTGCGACGGTCGAAAAGGCACAGGGCAACAAGAAGCTTTCCAAGGCTGAGCAGGACGCACTGGCGGCGGGTCTGAAGGACTCTTTCGAGCCTCTCGAAGAGCTCAATGACCGGCTGGTTGTGGCTGTCGTCGCCGGTTGGTCGTATGACTTCCCGGTGTCGTATGACACGATCCTGGATCTCCCCGTTCGGGACCTTGACGCGCTTCGCGAGCACGTAGCCCCCTACATGGAACAGCTCTCGCCGAACTTCAGCCCGCAGAAGGACAAGAATTCCCCTACTGGGGTCTAAAGCGGCTTGAAGCGGCTTTGGACGGTAAACACACTTACGGTCCAGACGAGGGCGTGCCGCTTGACGAATTCAGGACGTGGCGGCTCTGCACTCTGCTGCATTGCCGCCCGTCTGAGCTCGAAGACGAATCAGCGCTAGCGCTGGATTGGATTCTCGCCGTGGATGAAACGGTGGAGAAATACCGTAAGAGGAAATCTGAGGGGTAACCATGGCTGACCAGTTCAGCGTCAAGACCGTGGTATCCGGCGTCAAGGAAGCTGTTTCCGCGCTGGACGTCATGGATACCCGCACTGAGGCGGCGACCCTCGTTGCGCTTAAGAAGTCGCAGACCGCTGCGAAGAGTTCGATCAAGTCGCTGATGAACCGGGCTCCGCGATGGAACCGGCGTGGCCCGATGTCGATCGGCGGTCGAGAAATCGCGCCAGCATGGGACAACGGCAGGCGCCCGGTGCACAACCCGCGCAGTGGTCCGGCGGGCAAGGCTACGGGTACGCTTCGCGGCGCTGTGGGTGGCGTCCGGCGTCCTAAGCGCATCATCAGCGGCGCGTACCAGGGCGGTGTGGGTGTGGGCGGTATCCAGTCCGTGACGAACCTCTACCGCAAGCAGGCGAACGCGAAGTACCCGTTTATGCAGCCGGGTGTGGACAAGGCACAGCCCAAGATTGCGGTCATCTACCGCGAAGAGTGGGCTAAGGCGGTGAAGATGTAATGGCGCTGCCCCCGGTATTCATCGCGTTTATCGGCGACTGGACGGGCCTCAAGGAGACCACGAAGGAGGTCAAGACCGGGCTCGCCGAGGTTGACGCAGAGGGCTCAGCGTCTATGCAGCGGCTCGGCGCCGTGTCCAAGGGTGCGATGCTCGGCATTGGCGTCGCGGCTATCGCTGCTGCTGCGGAGTCAATCAAGCTTGCGCAGTCGTATCAGGCTGCCATGACGCAGATTCACACCCAGGCTGGTGTGAGCGCGGCGGACATGGGCTATCTCCAGACTGCGACGCTGAACCTCGCTGGGCAGGTGGGCTTTAGCCCGGACAGTCTGGCGGAAGCGCTGTACCACGTCGAGTCGTCTTTCCAGTCGATCGGCATCACGGGCCCTCAGGCCATGGACATTCTCAAGATCGCAGCGGAGGGTGCCGCGACCGGTCACGCTGACCTGGTGGACGTCACCAACGCGCTTGACGCTGCTATCGCCTCGGGCATCCCGGGCGTCGAGAACTATGCGCAAGCCATGGGCGCGCTGAACGCGATCGTTGGTACCGGCGACATGCAGATGCAGGACCTTGCCGACGCGCTTGGTACCGGCGTGCTGGCCGTGGTCAAGGGCTACGGGCTGACGCTGAACGACGTTGGCGCAGCGCTGGCGACGTTCGGTGACAACAACATCCGTGGGGCCGTGGCTGCTACGGATCTCCGCATGGCTGTCCAGTCGCTGGCGGTACCGGCGAAGACCGGCGCTGACCTGCTTCAGAAGATGGGCATGACGAACCAGACCCTTGCGCAGGACATGCAGAAGGGTGGCCTGAAGCTCGCGCTGAACGACCTTAGCGCCGGTCTCAAAAAGGCTGGTGTCAGCGGTGACCAGTTGGGCGCCGCGATGGTGACGCTGTTCGGTAAGAAGGCAGGCTCTGGCCTTGACGTGTTGCTCGGTCAGCTTGACCGCGTGAATTCGAAGTACCCGGACATTGCGAAGGGTGCGGCGGGCTTCAACGCGGCTG